TGACGACCATTAAGTTGAATACCGCCAGGCAATTGAACACCTTGGAATTTAATCAAATTTTGACCCCATTGTTTTTTACATAATGCGGTAAAATATCTTTTTAAAAATGGATCATTATATACTCTTGTAAAATCATCTGGATCTAAGATTCGGAAACAATCAATCACAAAGAAATCATCTTTGTTTAAGACGCCAAAATCAGCATCGATGTATAAACGATCTTGACGAATGTTAAATCGATATCTCATATCAGGATTTAATAAGAAACTGATATCTTCAAGATATGTTTGAACCATTGAATATTGTAAAAGATCAACTGATCCAAATGCATATAAATCATTTAAGAATAATTGATATCGAATATTAAATAATCCATCATAAACTGTATCGGATCTAATTTTAAATATTTGATTGACTCCGATTACAGATGGCGGCATCTGTATATAATTTGAATTTTCTTCTAAATCAAAAGTTGTCGATAAACCAACTGTTGATGTTGCAGTCGTGGTTGTGATTCCTAATGTTGTATTTCCTCCTCTTGCTTGACCTCGATCAATATCGTCTTGCGTAATTTTATATTTTAAATACATTCTCATAATACCATCATAGTGTCTCTCTTGATACACTTGCACAGCATCATCTAACAGATCAGAAAATTGTTCATCTGCAACATTAATTTCTAAGACAGGAAATCCAAGCTGTCTTTTTGCGTAATCGATTAAACCTTGTCTTGAACTTGGTTGAGCCATTATTCACCCCTATGTTGAAATACCTGATCTAACAAGCACATTACCCTCTATAATTTTAAAGAAAGTAGAACCAGAACTCACATTCACATCATATAGATATCTACCCTCAGCTAAACTTCTGGTAACTGTTGAACCCATTGATAAAGTCACTTTACCATCTGTAGTTCCAAGAGTTACACCAAAAGTATTTGCAGTTCCAATCACAGATTTTTTCATATTGCTAGTTCCAGTATGATTGGTAAAATTAATACTTGAACCAGCAGAGGTTTTAACTGTGAAGGTTGTGTTAAAATCTGCACCAGAAAATATGGTTAGATTTACACCCATCGGAACGGCAACATCTGGATCAAATGTGATTACCTGTTGTGCCATCTTTTTAATTATTTAGTTTCTGAACAAGAGTAGATAGAAGACCTTTGATTTCTCCTAACTCTCCTTTCATATTATCAAGATCTTCTTTCATTTGATCTAATTCCTGATTTTTATTTTCTACAGTTTTTTTACGTTTCAAATATTCAAGATAAGATTTTTTATCTCGATTAACAATGGCTGTTGAATCTTCATCTCGATAAAGTCCAGATTGTCCTTCAACTGGAATATAGTTTGTCATTATGCTGTTGCAATAGCTCTAAGATCTTTGATGTATGGTGGTTGTGCTTGATTTGTTCCCACCATATCAATTTTAATTTGGAATTGAGTAAATGGAGGTAAATCATCAATTGTAAATTCATAATCTTTGAATTCTTCAAGATGAGTTGATGCACTTACACGATCATCAGGTTTTCCGTTATTATTTGACTTGTTAATAATCTCACCAAATTGATCTAGATTATCAAAGCCAGGGAATAACTCAAAATCTCTATCCATACTATTTTCAGTTGATCCCTCAGTAATTGTTTTGAAGAATACACGAATGTCAGATCCGTTTCTTCGGTATGAAGCAAATTGAACAACAAGACTTGTTGATGGATTTTCTAATACTATAAGATTTGAAACATAACTCGCAGCACAAGGATCTTGACCTGTCTGATTAACTAATGGGTCAGATGCAAAATTAGATACAGGACTATTAATACGGTTTGTAGTTAATACTGCACTAACTCTATCTAAATCGATGACAGGAGAAACATTTGGATTTGAACTATTCAATAGAACTTCAAATGTCATTGATTTATTGCCAGGCAAATCAGATAATTGTCGATCCTCATTTACTTTAGATGCGATCATTCGAGGTGTTTCAAAATGATTTTGATCCTCGATATTTATTGATTCAAAACCTTGATCAACAAATGATTGTTCTTCACCATCAACACTGGTTGCTGAAATTGTTCTAACTCTTGCACCAATGGATGTTTCATTTGGTGTAATATTTTGAATATTTGGTGTTAATGTTTCAAACTGAACATTTTGTGATGCAGTTACATTCGATCCACCACCACGTTTTGTGGCTGAGAAGAAACGATTTGGTAACGATCCACCATTTCTATCTTCACCATCAGAGTCCATATTCACCTTGATATGATAGAAATCTAAATCTTTTGGATCTACAACAGTTGCTGCTGGACTGTTCATATCATGAGTCTTATTAATTCTTCGGAGAGAAACTCCAGAGAACTCATACTTTTTAATCTCCTCACCAGATGAGTGACTTGACTTAACAGTATTATCAATACCTCTAGTTGTGATACCAGTGATTGATCCGTTTGCAACTCCTGTGTAGGATATGATCTCATTTCCAAGAATCGCATATCCAAAGTTTGTAGTTCCAACACCGACACCTTCAAATGTTGCGAAGTTAGATGATGAAACAACAGAAATATCTGTTAGAGCAGATGTATCATAATCAGCTGTGAGTTTTGTGGATGGAATATCTGAATCAACTCCATTAATTGTAACTAAGTTGTTAAATGCATGTAATCCATGAGCTCTGTGATCAACCTTGAAATGTAATCCATCATTGGTTTGATTCACATCGATTGATGCGATTGTGGATCCACTTCCAACTGTCTTTCCATCAATTCCAAGAACAGTTGATCCATTATTAAATCCAAGTGTTCCAATACCCGTAACAAATGAGCCTTGAATATTATCAACAACCAAACTGTTGGTTGCAGTAATTAATCCAACAGAAAGAACAGCACCACTTCCATTTCCAAGACCAAGTGTTCCAATTCCTAAAGTGTCACCCACTGCAAAGTTTTTACCACCATTTGTGAATGTAACAACACCAATGACTCCGTTATTTACAGTTACATCACCGATAATTCCAGTTCCTTCTCCAGTTTGAGTGACCATTGGAATGTCTGAATATGTGAAAACTGCATTGGATGGAGTGTATCCAACGCCAGGATTTATGATGGTCACATCATTTGATCCGTTAATTGTTGCAATACCAGCAACATTAATTAAAGTTGCAGATGCGTTTAAGTTATCAAACTGACTAATTGTAACGCCAGGAACTAATCCAGCGGCAGGAGTTGTTGATAGTGCAGTTGATAATCCAATGACTGCTTTTCTAGATAAAGATTTAATCGGATTTTCTGGTAATGTAATAATTTGATCATTACCCTCTTTTAATTCTGGACTAAAGAATCTACCTACGCCTGGAGATGTATTGAATACAGCTTTGTTAATTACAAATTTTAAATCCTCGTATTGACTTGGATCCCAAGTCACACCATTTTGAGATTTAAATAGAGATCCTAGATATGGTTGCTGACTGATAATCACTTGTTGTTCATCAGGTAATCCAACAGTAGATATATCAATTTCACCCATTCTTGATATCCAGACGTTATAATTTTCTGAAGCAGATATTAAAACAAGTGCGTAACGTGTTTCGCCTTGTAGATAAACTGGTGCATCAAATGTGATTCGAGTTGGAACGGATGCATCTTCTGAAACATTAACTTGATCTGGATCCACCGTTTGAACACTAAAAGGTAATTTTGTACTAGTGGGTAATCCAGTTTCAACTGTTCTAATTTGTAGAGTCATAGGTAACTCTTCATCTTTTGTTCGGAAGAAAACATCTACCGATGTAGCAAAAATACCACTTGTATCATTAACAGTAAATGTTTGTGCTAATGGATCATCATCTTGTTCAAAACGTTCAATTTCTACAACTGATGAACTAGTTTTTCTAGTGATTCTATTATTAATAACTCTTTGATCTTGAGGAGTTAATCTAGAAATTATTGGAACTTTAGTGCTCAAAATAGTTTCTTGAACTGTTTCAACCACGCCAGAAGCTTGGAAGTTTGCTTCAGCAGATCCTGTGACTGCACCTCCAAGTTTTGAGTTTGTAGGACTTGTTGTTAGACGAAGTGTTTTTGTACCAGTTTCAAATCTTGGATTTGCATCAATATTTGGATTTGGTATTTCATAACATGCAGTTAATTGACCAATTGCATCACTAATTAATCTGACATCAGATATTGTTGCTTCAGCACCACTTGTTTGTCCAATTAATTTTAAATTCTTCTTAGCATGACCAAAGAATGTTCCTTGAACCTGAGCTTGAAGACTAAATGTATCAATATTTAAGATTGATGATGATGTAGAATACACCGTTGATATACCAACATTACTTTGATATGGATTTGCTGTTATAACTTTTGTTGGTGCGTTGTATGGGCCTTCCTTATGATTTGGTGCAGCAAGTCGAAATACAAACTTATTGTCACTTGATCTTATAGTTTCACCTGTTTGGAATACACCACTTGTCATATTAACTTCTAGTAATTTTGGTGATGTAAAGTTAGTCATATCAATATCATCAAAATAAACGTAGAAACGAGTTCTAGGTTTCATGCGATGAGTAATAATTTCGATATTTCTCCTTCTCATGTAAGGAACAATATCACGACTTAACATTTTGGTGCCAATCACCTCTGTTGTAACTTTTGGTGTAACTTTATATTGAACACCTTCTCTTGATTGTCGAGTTGTTGTTGTAATATCAGTATATCTATTTGTAGTTACTAGTGTTGCATTACCATATTCACTTCCACGACCTGTAAATCTTATCGGAGGGTCGAAACGAGTTGGTCGCCTACGTCTGTTTCTAAGCATACGATGAACTTGATGACCTCTTGCATACAATCTTCTTGATGTATCAGTTCTTGATGCATGAACTGTTTGACCAACGTGATCTGTTTGCCAAGATCCCCAATCAACTTCACTAAATCCAGTTTGAACATTAATTCCAAATTTCTTAACCGCAGCATCATATTCTTCATTTTTTTCAATTATCCTTGCATCAACCTTTTTTGTATCCATCCAAGTATCAGAATCTGGATTTATTTTCATCTCTCCAGAATAATAAACTATTAAGTATGGATTAAGGTTTTCAGTTCTTGATGCATAAATTTGTTTTAAATATTCAGTTTCTGTATAATCTAATGTTAAAAGACTACTTGTTTTTCTAATATTCTCACCATCAATATCAGTTAAGAAATTAAGATCTAAAGTTGGATTTGCTGTTGTGCCGATTCCAATAAATGATCTAGATCCAACAATTAAATCAAGACAAGTAGTGTAATGGCTTGGTCTAAGATATCCATTCTCAGCATCAATACTTGCAGAAAAATCTGGATGTCCTATTTGATGAGACTCATGTTTTTTAAAATTATCTACGAAAAATCCACATTTAAATCGATTTAAACCATTCGCATCAGTAATTTGTAGATTTTTAGTATCCTGTTCAAGAAGTGAAAGAGATGTATAATATTCAACTTGTTCAAGTCTTTTCTCAAGTCTTCCAATGTCTGCCATTGTAAAACGTTTATGTTTCGTTCTTGTAATTTTAACTTCACTAATTTCTCTCGTAAATGCAGGCAAATTAATTATTCCAACTTCAATTGCATCAGCTATTTGCTGAGGTGGTTTTGGATCATCAGAGGGAACACCTTGAACGTACTCAAATTCACCATCTTTAGTTACAAATAATTTATCTCTTCTTGGTAAGTAATAATCATAACTAACAATTAAATTTTCATCAGGGACAAATGGATCAGGGATATTATTTTCTTGTGATGCAAATGATCTTGATGCAAAATCAAATGGAGATATGGTTGATGATACATTATATCCAGCCACTCTAGGTCGAATATCCACTAGATCACTCACAAAAGTTTCGTTACCTTGATCAAAAGGAATTAATTTTTCAGATCCAGATGGATAACTTGATGCAGTAAAGAAATCACCAACATCATCCGATGTTACGAAGAAGTTTTTAAATACAATCTTTAATCTATTTGTAGGAGATTCAAAACCTTTTTTTCTTTCAATAAATGAGAAATCATAGTATGTTGGTTTTATATTTGGGTCTAGTTCAAATTGATTTATAATGTTACGATCACCTGATGTGGTTGCGGTCACAGAAGCAGTAACTCCTGATTTTTCTAATTTAACTTTTTCACCAACATCAAAAGTATTTTGATTTAAAAGAATAATTCCTAATGTGGTTACATTTGGTTTTTCAACAACTAATCCGACTGCATTACTTGCTAATCCAGTAATTTTTTCACCAATAATTAAATCTGAATTATTTCCACTAGGGCCATCATATGCAGTTAGAGTTAAAGATGGTAAGTTAGGATCTCCAGCGTCATTTGATTCAATGACTGCAAGTAATTCGCAAGCATCAGGAACATTTAAAGATATCTTACTATCTTGAACTCTAGTTCCAAATACATTACTTGAAGTTAGACCATCATTCAAACTATTTGTTCCAATTCCAGACGCAGATTCAACTGAACGATTAACAACCAATACGTTTGCTTCGTTTAATTTTTTCTGTTTAGTTTTGACTTTTGATTTAAGAACAGTTGCGAATAAATTTGCCTTTCCTGATGCCTTACTTAATCCAACAAAAGTAACGGTTTTCTTATCAGCAGCAATCGTTATTTGACTTGATTTAAGTGGTTCGACTGATCCATCATCATATGATATAAAATATCTTTCCTCATCAAATGGTTGAAAGAATAAATTTGCACCAGCGTTAGGAGATGTAAATTGATTATTTGCAACGGTGATGTCACTAAATTGTTTTCTTAATTGAATTGTTGTATTTGTAACATCAAGACTTTCAAGATTGATACGACTTACAGGAGTAACGAGAGTATTATCACCAATGTCAAATGCTGGAGAGCGAAGAGCAAGATCATTTACATCTATGGCGCCAGGAATTAAACCATTTGAAACACCACCATTACATATACCAGTTACTGATGTGACACCAACAACATTAATGGTATCACCATCAGTTGAAACTCCTGTAATTCTGTTAAAACGAGGGATATTTTCGCCAGGCACCGTATAACTTATAATGTTATTTGATGTGATAATACCAGCGAAATTTTGTCCAGATGCAGTAATGATACCAGCATTTCCAGATGTGTTACTTAATCTAAAGTTTCCAGAAACACGGTTAGATAGAGGATCAGTAATGTCAAGTGCAAGATCGGCTTCAAATGTAGAGACACCAACAGCACTCTTCAATGATTTTACATCGTTAAATGTGAAATCATCAACTTTAGTAATAATTCTTCCATTTTGAACACCATTAATTAATATTGATTCATCCTTTAAAAATTCACCATTTACATCAATTAAACTGATATCAGTTACATTTGTGCCAGCAGATCTAACAAAACCTGATGCACCACTTCTTGCACCTTTAATTTGATCGGATTGAGATAGTGATGTAATTGCAGTTCCTACTTTAATATTTGTAAATGTTCTAATATCAAATAAACGAGTTTCAAATTCAGTTCTTGCATTTACAAAACTTCCAGACTGTGCTTTAAAATCATAAAGTCTAGCGAGTCCAATTTCTGAACCACTGCCACCTCTTCTTTTATCAAGTAAAGCTACGGTTGCAGTCGTTCCAATTCCTAAACTTGGAGATCCAAAAATATTATTAACAATTATCGGACTACCTGTTTCATATGTAACTGCTTCCTGTTCTATTGTTTTTGTAGTTCTTGCTTTAGGTACATCAAGAAAAGCAGTTGAAATTCTCTCAACTTTATATCCTTTAATGTATGCTTTTCCTGGCGATATTTGAAGTGCTAGTAAATCATCTGATGGTATATTACCCTGAGCTGTTTTTTGTTCTGATGTGTATATTCCTTTATTTCCAATTTGATCATTTAAAGATTCTTTCATGAATACTTCAAAAGGTTTAACATAATAATCCCCAGATTCATCAAAAGTTCTTTGAGCTAAAGTATCATTAATTAAATTATATTGAGTATCTTTTACAAATGTTTGTAATTGTCCTTGTTCAACACGAGCAATTTCAATGAAATTTTGATCATTCGTATCATCAAGAGCTTTTTTGGATAAACTAATTTTTATCTCAAGTCGATCTGCGCCAGGTGCTGCAAAGTTTGTAAATCCTGATGCATTATCATTTAATGATGGATCTTCATCAGCACTAATAAAATCCTCTTGAACATTAAAACCAATACGGTATGATGGAGCAGCACTATACTGATCAAGAATTAAAGTTTCATTTTGAACCTGAGCAAAAGTTCCACGAACAAAATATACACCCTCTCCAATTGACATCGCAGATCCAGTCGCATTTGCACCAAATGCTAAAGTATTTGCAAAGGGTTCATTTGCTGCAATAACACTTGCACCATAAACTATATCTTGATTTGCAGATAAACTTTCACCATCACTAAATTTTTCAGTCGCAAAATCATCACCAGACTTTTCATACTTAATGTATAAAGTTAAATTATCTCTATCAGAATCTACTTTTGATAATATTTTTTTAATTGTTGCTGTTACACCTGATCTTGCACCTGTAATTCTTAAACCAATTAATTGATCTGAATATAATGATACTGGAATACCTAAAAATGAATCTTCAACTTGAATGCATGTAAAATTATTATCATAACTTAGTTGGCCAGGAATTACCTTTGAACCCTCTTTAAAAAAGTGAGTACCAAATTGTTCAATCTGATTTTGTAGAATCGATTGTAGAGTGCTTAATTCTCTCGCCTGAACTGGAGATCCTGGCTTGAAGAGAACTCGATAAAAGTTTTTATCCTTATCAAAATCGTCAAAATATGGCGATACGTTAAGATTGGTTTCCTGTGGCATGATTCTTTAAAATTCCAGTACGATCTTGATGTCTTCTTTCTGTTGAGAACTACGAGTCACGGCAGCTCTGTTATCAACGTATATAATGTCACCACTATATTTTTCAACTTCGGGATTCGCAACACCTTTCACAAAACTCATTCCTAAATTGAAAGTCCTACTATTTATTGAGGTAGAGAGACCAGGCTCTAAAGAGGTTCCGAAATTAGTATCTATATTTAGATTACTTGTTCCGCCAAATATAGTTGTTCCAGCACCTGTAGCAGGATCAGCACTAAATCTGAATAATTCAAATCCATATGTGGGTGCAGTTCCGTCAGTTGAGATTGCAAGTCTGCGATCTTGCCAATACTTAAGAACACCTGTGGTTGCATCATAATTAATCACACGACCAACAGCAGTTGATCCAATACCAATTTCCTGAGTTACCTCAGAGTCAGCTGTAAATGTCGTAGTTGTTGATCCAGCACCAGTAAGTTTTAATGCATAAACAGCACTTGCTTTTGAAAGTGTGAGTTTATTATCTGATCCAAATGCAAGAGGATCACGACAAAGACCAACACGAGAAAACTGGTTTCCTGTGATAAAATCTGGATTTGATGTATCGTTTTCTAAACGAGAATATATTAAAACACGATTTGCACCAAGTTCTCGATACACATCTGCACCATGACCATCTTGAGGTGGAATGATCACGTTAAAGTTGGCGTCAGTTGATCCTGATGGATTTGTTAATCCGACATCACTTAATCCAACTGAACCAAAAGTATAATTAGAACCACCATTAGTAATTTCAACTGAGTCTATTTTACCAGCAGCATTTACAACCACTGAACATCTACCACCGCTTCCATCACCTTTGATAGGAACATTGTTATAAGTTGCAGCAGTTCCATAACCAACACCACGATTTGTGATGGTTACAATCTTCAATTGACCACTAGTTGATGCGTTATTTCTTACCGCAGCCACATCATTATTAGAAGACCAATTTTGTGGTAAAGGTATGAAACTTGTTGAGTCAAACTTGATAATACTATTCGGATCAATTGTAAAAAGGTATTTCCAAATATATCCATCTCCAGATGCACCAGCAGATCTTGGTTCTAAATCTGTAAATAAAGGTTCATCAAGAGATGGTCTTCCAGATGTGTTTTCTGGGTTAGTTCCATTCTGTAAGCAAACATAAACTCTGAAGTTAGAGTTCATTACATAATAATTTGTATCATACAAATTAGTTGAACTAGTTTGTGGTGATAGATTTGATCGTGAATAATCATCTCGATACATCTCATACGTTGTACCTGATGACCAAGTTATCTTTCTAACAACTCTTGCTATATCATCTGAATTCAACTTTTTCAGAGCGATCATTGTGTCCCAATAATCATTCTCTTCACTAAAAGAATCTTTTGGAGCTGGTGGATTTTCACTCCAATCAGACTGAAAATCTTC